TGAGGTAAAATTAAAAGATTACGATAGCCTTAAATTTAATCCAAATAAGTTTATAGGATATTTTAGTTATAACGAAAAAACATTAAGATATCTATTTCATGCTGATGACAAAATTCATGGATGGGGTGCTGACTTTTTAAATCACTTAGAATATATTAAAATCATAGGCACACTACAAGAGAATCCAGAGTTGCTAAAGGAGATAAACCAATGTTAAGAGAAGATATAAAGAATACAATAGTAACTCAAATCTTAATAGACTTCCCATGGATAGAAGAAGTTGAAGAAGATGAAAATCTGAGAACACACGAGTTGCTAGATTCGCTGGACATGATAGACCTTTCGCTTAGTATGGAGTCAGAGTTTGATTTAGATTTTATAAGCCCGGATGACACATATAAGTGGACAACAGTGAAAGAGATAGTAGACTTCATAGAAGATGCTTTAGAAAGTAAAGGAGAGTGATATGATTGATAAAGAATTACTTAGTTTGGTTTTAGAGGAGAATGTACAAAAAATCTACACAGAAATAAATGATGGGAAGTATGGAAAATCTATACAGTTTTCAACTGGAATAAAAGGAAACCTTGGCGGTATATATGCAGATTCTCATATTAACCTAGACACACTAGGTAGATTATGTAAAGAGTGGTGTAGAGATAATCATTACATTGTAGTAAGTGCATTAATAAATAATGAGTGTGGTGCAAGAGCAAAAGTTAAATATTCATTCATAGGAGATGCTTTTTTAGATATTGAAAGTGAATATTTTTACGCAAATACAGAATCAGAAGCAATTATAAAAGCTACTGAATGGGTAGCTAAAGAAAAAGGATTACAATGAAAACATTCAAAGAAACAATACTACCATTCATAATAATAGTAACAATAGTATATTTTGCAATAATGGAGATGATAAGATGAGAGAGATTAAATTTAGAGCATGGGGAACAAATACTATTTTTGATGATAAGACAAAAGAAATGTTTATTCCAAGTGTCACGGAATACAATGATATAAATGTAGAGATTGGAAATAATCAAGAAGATGGTGTTGTTTTTATGCAATACACCGGTTTAAAAGATAAAAACGGTACAGAGATTTATGAGGAGGATATAGTTTCTTCATGGACAGAAGATACAGAATTTTATGGATGTGGAAAAGTAGTTAAGGTTAATTATTCTTGGTGTTTTGAGTGGATAGATGATACAGAGGCATATATTCAACCATTCTATGAAGCAGATGTTGATACATTAACGCTAAAAGTAATCGGAAACAGATATGAAAACAAAGATTTACTAAAGATAAAAACAAAAGAACCGCATATCCCAGCATTTGAAGTGGAGGCATAAGATGGCAAAATTTCAAGAAATATTAAAAGAAATAGGCAAAGGGGATTATGATAACTTTACAGATGCACAACTATTAAGTTTTGAGATAATGAGAGATTTTAAAGTATCCTCAACTCTTTCATCGTACATTTCTATGATATTCATCCACTATAAGAATCAGGTTTGCAAAAACTGCAAATATCATAAAGAGTACGAATATGAGATTCCAGGTGCCGAAGATTTTACAGAAATAGAAGTAGGATGTATTTTAATGAAGAATAGAGTAGATGAAGATTTTGGATGCAATAGATTTGAGCGAAAGGATAATGAATGACTGATACACAAAAAGCAGAAATTAAAAAACACATAGTAAAAATAAACACCATGTCACTTGATGAACTGAGAAGCTATTGTCAGAAGTGGCACTTAGCAGAGCAAGACTTAGATGAAACGGTTTTCAAGTGGGTGCTAAGAGGCATGGATATTAAAATGTCTGAACTTATGGAGAGGGCAGATATAAGCCCTTTGGTGATTTTATCAGAACTGAGAGTAGGCGAAATTTAAGCAATATTTCGCTATAATAACACTTGGCAAGACTCCAACTCTTGCCTTTTCGTTGGAGGAAAAAATGAAAACAATAATCTTAATGTTAATCGCGCTGAGTCTTAATGCTTCGAGCATAACTTGCGACATGGCACGAGATACTTACAAAAAAAACTATCAATATCTAAAATTTGCAAAAGACAAAAAGAGCTATTTTGAAACAAAGTGGTATGTCAATAAAACCATAGGTAGCATTGAAAGGGTTATGGTTGAATGTCAGCTAACTAAAGAGCAGTTAAGCAATGCCAATAGTCAAAGAGATCAACTGTTAAAGATTAGTGAATTGCTTAAAAAGACAAAATAATGAAATCACTCATGAAAGTATGCATCATCGTTACTATAATTAATATTATATTACTTGTGATAAGTTTAAGAGTTTAGGAGAGAGAATGGAAATAGTTAATAAGAAAGTAAGTGATTTAATCCCTTATGTGAATAACACACGCACTCACTCAGATGAGCAAGTGCAACAGATAGCAAGTAGCATAAAAGAGTTTGGCTTCACAAATCCGATTCTTCTCGATGAGAAAGACGGTATCGTGGCAGGACATGGGCGTGTTATGGCAGCGAAACTACTACAACTCGAAGAAGTACCCACAATCACACTAAAAGGGCTTACAGAGGCTCAAATCAAAGCTTATATAATAGCAGATAATAAACTTGCTTTAAATGCTGGGTGGGATGAAGAACTTTTAAAAGTAGAGATTGAAGCTCTGCAGGAGATGAATTTTAATATTAATTTACTTGGCTTTAGCATAGACGAATTAAACGACTTAGAACTTGGCTTTGATGAAGAAGTAGATGATAATTTATTTGAAGATGAAGGCGAGCAAGATGCAGAAGATACAATAAAGTTAAGCGTTGTTTGTGGAAACGATACAGACAAGCAACAATTAAAAGAAGAGTTGTTAAGTAGGGGATATTTATGTCAGTAACTGGACTCGGAATACCATACATGGGAAGTAAGAGAAAATTAGCTCCAAAGATACTAACTCACATCGTAAAAGAGAATCCAAAAGCAAAGTATTTTTATGACTTATTTGGTGGTGGTGCAAGTATCTCAGCGATGGCACTACAAGTAAAGCAGTTTAAAAAAGTACATTACAATGAATATAATCCAGCGATAGTAAATCTCTTGAAGCACTTAATAGAACACGGTGTTACAGAAGAGATGTATAAATGGATGAGCCGTGAAGAGTTTGAGAAAAACAAAGGCAGGACTGATTGGTATGGTGGACTATTGAAGACCGTGTGGAGTTTCGGGAATAATCAAAAGGGCTATCTGTTTGGCAAAGACCTCGAAGATAGTAAGAGAATGTTGCATTATATCGTAGTAGATAATGACTTAGATAATATAAAGAAGTTTAAAAAAATGTTTGACTTTGACTTCGATAGTGAGGTAATTCATAAATCTTTTATTAACAAAGGTATAGAAGAAAGAAGAACGATAATAGCAAGAATAATAAAGAATAAAAACAACAGATTAGATATTCAACAGCTAGAGAGACTTCAACAGCTACAACAGTTGACCCAATTAGAACAACTTTCAAGATTAGAACAACTTTCAATTTCAAATCTATCTTATGAGCAAGTAGAAATTAACACTCCGATAGATGAAACAATCCTCTATTTAGACCCACCATATAAAGACACAGCGGGGTATAATAAGGCTATAAATTTTAATGATTTAAAAAAGTTTATCAAAGATAGTCCATATAAGGTATATTTAAGTGAGTATAATAACACATACGATATGAAATTAGTCAAGCAATACAAGCATAGAGGACTTTTAAGCGGAAGTGCAAACAATGAAGTAGTAGCGACACTATTTTGTAATAAAGAAGATTGTAATGGCTAAACCAGCAAAGTATCATTTAAATGCCCTAAATCATCTATAAGCGAGAAGATAAAAAAAGATAACTGGGACATAAGCGAAATCGCAAACTCCGTAGTTCAGGGAAAAATCAAAGTTTCCGAAAATTTAACCGAACTAAACGAACAAGATTCGGAATTAGCAAGAGTAGCATCACAGATAGGAGACGAGAGAGCAAAGAACACGGAACTGATACACAACTCAGCAAAGTTCTTTTTAGGCAAGGCAGTAACAAAAGCAAAAGACCCTAAAGCTACAATGAATGATATTTATCAAGGCTCTAAAGTTGTCACAGAAACAGGAATGAATCTGGGAGTAATCCCTCGTCATGCCAATAGTCAAATAAATGTTAATACTCAAAACAATTTACAGCAAAACACAAACATCGAATTAACCGAAGAACAAGCAAAAAAGAAAGCTCTAGATTTGGGAGTTCCATTATCAGCACTTACCAGCCATTAACCTTTGAGCAATTAGAGGCAATATATAACTACAAAGTCGCAGTATCAAGAAATGACTTCTTACAGTACAGACGATTAACTAATCCAACTTTAAAAGTAAACTGGTTTGTAGAAGATTTAGCACAGCAGTTACAACAATTCTATGATGATTTAGTCGCTGGTAAAAAACCTATGCTTATTATCGAAGCTCCGCCTCAGCATGGAAAGAGTGAAGCGATAACAGACTTCTTATCATGGGTAGCTGGCAAACATCCAGAACTAAAAACTATCTTTGCATCATTTAGTGAAAGGCTTGGAATTAGAGCTAACTTAAGACTACAAAGAATTTTTAGCAGAAAAGTATATCATGACATTTTTCCAGAATTAGAGCTAACTTAAGACTACAGAGAATTTTTAGCAGAAAAGTATATAGTGACATATTTCCAAACACCTCTATAAATTCAAAAAAAGTTATGACGGGTACAAGCTATCAACGAAACAGAGAGATGTTAGAGTTTGTAAACAATGAAGGATATTTCAGAAATACAACAGTTCAAGGAAGTATCACTGGAGAGTCACTTGATTTAGGTGTGATTAACAACTCGTAATAAAACATGGGATTGGTTCACTGATGATTTCTTCACACGCTTTAGTGAAAACGCTGGTTTTTTAATGATTCTTACCAGGTGGCACATTGATGATCCTGCTGCTAGATTAATAAAAGAAGATTCAAGTGTTAAGGTCTTAAAGTACAAAGCTATTGCAGATGAGGATGAAGAGCATAGACTTGAGGGTGAGGCATTAATACCAGAGCATAAGTCAATAGAGTTTCTTTTAAAGCGCAAAAAGATAATGGGTGCAAACTTTGAGGCACTTTATCAGCAATCACCAACTATAAGGGGTGGGAATTTATTTCAAACTAACTGGGTTAAATACATAAAGAGAGATTTAATTGATTCACTAATATTTGAGAAAAGATTTATAATGGTAGATTCAGCTCTTAAAGATAAAGAGAAAAATGACTATACAGTTTATCAAGCATACGGGATTCATGAGAGCAAATTATATTTGATTGATATGTTTAGAGGTAAGCCACGAAGTAAAGAGCGTGAAGTAACTGCAAAGAGTTTTTACAACGATAATAAAAAATATCCTTTCAGTGGAATGTTTATCGAACAAAAAGCATCTGGTATAGATTTATTTCAACGAATGAAAGATGACGGGTTTATGGTATTTGAGATAGAGAGAAACACAGACAAAGTGTTTAGGGCTGAAAATGTTGCTCCTTACATAGAAATACATGGACTACATGTTGCTGAAGATTTGCCACACTTAAATGAGTTTCTAGGAGAGTATGAGAGTTTCCCGAATGGCAAACATGATGACACAGTTGATCCAATGATGGATGCTTTTGAAAAAGCGTACATGGAAGAGGATATTGATTA